TGCGGGAGAGGTGGCAGGCACGCCGAACAGCGGGGATAACGTGCCAGTCGAGAGGTGATTCGTGCGTGCAGAGTCTAGCCCGAAGTATCCCCCTGGCATGTTAGGCATTCGTCGTCGCAAAGTGCTGCGGTCGATGGACGCGGTGCACGGGGTACAATGGGCAGTCTTGTCATCAACGTTTCCAGCTTATGTCCACTTCTGCCAGCCCTTCCGCCAGCACGCAAAAAATCGGTTTCGTCAGCCTTGGTTGCCCGAAAGCAAGTCTATGTATACAAAATTTTGGCAAATAAAATAAAGAAGTCGATGCGGGTGTAGACCGTAGTTGTTTTCAGGCTTTGATGATCTTGCGGCAGCTAGATCATCCGAAATCGGTTCCATCGGCTAGATGCCTCATGACTGGTGTTTCAGCCAGAGCCCAAGAGACATAACAGCTGATCAGCACGAGCCTTGAGATCGCTCGCGATCATGTCCAGCAAGTGATACGTCGCCTCCGGTTGGAGGACGTTCTGACGCATGCCTTCCGCAATGCCGGAGGCGGCCGCATCGATGGCATCGATGCGGTGTCGCATGGCCTCCGCGTGCCGAATCAGTTCGACAAGGGGGACGATAAGTTGGGTGTGACAGTTGAGCAGCGTGGTCATGACGGTTTCCCCTGTTTTTATTTTTACGTCGATGTTTGGACAGTGGTCATCCCGATGGATTCATTCGTTGCGTGACCACCGTGATAGGGAATGGCGCATCAGCCTATCCATTCCGCTCACCCTATCGGTCTAAGTCTTGAAAACTTTCGGCTTCGATCAGTTGTTATGTTTTGACGACGAATTGTCTCGGCAGAACACCCAACACTTCACCGTGACGCCGCGACCCTCCACGATGCGAAGTCCGCTGTTGACGGCGCGATAGGCGACAAATTTTCGGGTACGACTTTCAGGCAGCAGGCGTTTTAGGTCACTGTATTCGGGTACCTGCAGGCCGTGCTGGCTGGCCCGACTCTGGAACTCCGGCAGACTCACCGCGATCAAGGCATCGTCGCGACTGTGATTGAGTTTTTCGCCCAGGTCGGTGTCGTTGAGGTGGTCAAACTTCTCCCAGAACTCAGTGACCATAGGATGGTCGGCGCTGATGGCCTGCTGGCGGGCGGTGGCCATGTGAAGCAGGGTGTCGAGGGTAAGCCGTTTTTGCTCAGCGGTGATCGGGGTGACATGCTCCAACGCATCCACGAGTGCCATGATCTGCGCATGGTTCTTGCAGATGCGCACGCTCTTCAGATCCGGGTGTGTCTTCAACACGGTTTCGTAGCCGGGCGTGAATGCGCTCAGCGTTTCCATGATGGCCTTCTCACGGCGTAGTGCCGCCAAAATGAAACCGCTGACCTGTTCCACCGGCCATGTTTCCAGAGCCTTGCCCGAGCGGCCGCCCTCGGCGCTGTGACCACTTTTGTCCAGGTTGATGTGGACAATGCGCTGCAATACAGCATCGCTGGCGTCCACCACGGCGTTCTGGCTGATCACCACGGTACCGCGAAAGGGCGGTTCGTAGGTTTCGTTGCCCGGGCTTTTCTGTCCACGCGCGCGGCCGATGCGACCGTTATAGAGCGTCTTCAGTTCGTCCCAGTCGAACTGCTTGACGTTCATGCGCTCATTGCCGTTGCTGCGGTCCGCTTCGATCATCACCATCGGCAGGTTACCCACCTGGCCGAACGTTCGGGTGCGGCCCGCGAGTGTACTCTTGGTCGGGTCCGTGCCTTCATGGTCCGGTCGGCCCAGCAGTTTCCAGAGAAACTCGATCAGCGTGGATTTGCCCGAGCCCGCTTCACCGATCAGTTCCAGAAACGGGAAGCTCTTGTCGATGGCGCGAATCTGTTCGACAAACAAACTGCCGAGCCAAAACGCCAGCGCGACGATGCCTTTGACACCAAAGGCGGTCCAGAGGTGCGCGAACCAGGTATCGGTGTAGTTCTCGTGTGCGGTGTTGATCTGCAGCTTCATCGACTGCAACAGACTCTTGATGCTGAGCCGGCCGATCTCGAAATAGTCCTCGCTGTTCAATGCGAACAGGACGCCGTCCTTGACCGCCACGTCGCCCAGCACATAGGTGCCGTGTTCTTTGCTGTAACCGATGTAGTCGATGGTCTCGACTGTCTTGATGCCTCGCACCTGATCCTTCATGAGCTGCAGCAACTGTTGGCTGGTGCCGCTGAACAGACCGCCGGCGGCGACGCTGGCCAGGCGCTTGCCAAACTCGGCGGCGGCCATGATCTGACCGCCGGTAAACGTGTTTTTCACCGCGGGTCGGTCGTCGGGCTGGTTGACGCGGAAGTAGTACCAACTCTCATCGGTGATGTCGTTGCGCTGAAAGTACAGGGCACGCGGATAGCAGGTGCAGATCTCGTAAACGGCATTGCACTCGGCCAGCGCCTGCTCGGTGATCTCCTCGTCGAGCAGGCCGCCATCCTTGTCCTGCAACGCCGCTCTAGCCTTGGCGTATTTCTGCAGATCCAGCTCAAACCACCATAGCCGGTTCCCGAACTCGAACGGGAATTGCGATCTACCTGCCTGGTGATAGATCAGCAGCGCCTTGGCGCTTGGCGTGCGAGCAATAAGCAGCGCGCCCTCGTGCAGGTAGTCTTTCAGGTCGCTTGCGGATAGCCGATGGCGTTGGTGCAGGTCGTTCCAATCAATCTTGCCGTGCGCGGTCTGTTTGATCTGCGCGGCCTTGCAGTCCCAGCCCAACTGGCGTGCCTGCTTGACCCACTTGCGGATGTAGCGCTGGCCAGCACCGTCGCCATCGGTGCCGTCGGTGTCGAGCGCCCACACCAACGCGGGACGATCTCCGGCGCGCTGGCTGGCCAGCTCGGCGAGTGCATGCTCCGGCCAGTTGTTGCAGCTGAGCAGAGCCACGGCCGTTACGCCGTGGAGCCACAACGCGATCGCGTCGAAGATGCCCTCGACCAGCCACACGTCCTCAACGGTCGACAGATCCAAATCGGGCGGTGTCCACCAGTGGCCGGCATGCTTGCTGCCGTAGTTGAAGCGGGCCTTCTTCTTGCCGAACCGTTGCGGTCGATCGATCAGGCGTTCCCAGTAGCTGCCACCGGGCAGCGGGAAACGCACCGTCGCAGTGCTGGCGTCCAGCTCGCGGTCGACGTAGCTCTCCTGCGTATAGCTGCCGCGCAACTTGGCAATATCGAAGCCGCGCATATGCGTGAGGTACGCGTCGGCCGAGGCGTTCGGGTTGGTCTCGGTGACCTTGTAGCGATCCGACCAGTTCTCAAATAAATCCGGGTACAGTTCCTTGACGTGCCGCTCCCATCGGCAATGTGTCTCGCGACCGCACTTGATCACCCACGGCTCGGCGGCGTGGGTGAATACCTCTTTCTTGCTGCAATTCGGGCAACGGCCCTCGCGCAGCCACTTGCCTTTTTCCTTGAGGTCGAACTCCTGCAGCAGCAGGCGGGTGACATCGGCATGGAGTGAATGATTCATGCGGGAAACGTCACGTCGGGGCACCGGCTCGGTCGAGCGAGGCAATCCATGCATTGATCGCGCTTTCGCGCCATCCGACCAATTTGCCGCCGAGCGGAACGCCTGCGCGAAAACGAATGAGGGCGATACGCCGGTAGAAGGCGGCACGGTACAGACCCGTGTCCAGTTTCACTTCCGGCAGCCGAAAAATGCGATCCATGATCGCCGCGAATGCGGGTGTCGTCGGAGAGAAAGGAGAAATAAGAGTCACCATGGCGCCCTCAGTGTGTCGTGGTCGGACGGGCGACATCTAAGGCGTGGTTACGCGCCAAGCGGATCAGGTCAGTGGCCGTAAAAGCGAATGTGGTTCGGCTCACGGGATCGACGACAAACACCGCAAAGCCCGTGCTATTGCCGAGGTCGATGTGCGCGCAATGACCTCGCGCCTCCATTTCGCCAAGGGCCTGTAGCGCGAGGATGGTGGCCCGCGCATGGCTGATGCCTTGCTGCTGGAGATGATCCGTGCAACGGCGGATCAGGTACTGCCGGTCGTGGTGCAGATGTTCGCTCTGGTGGGCGAGCAGGTAGCCGATGGCGACCTCGTGCAGATGACGCTGCGACATGGGGCGTTTCTCTCCGTAGGGGAAGGGGTATAGCTAACCAGCGACTGGGGAAGTCGCCGGATCGTTTGTCACCGCGTAGCGCGCGCTGAACATAGGGATATCAATGGCAGGATTGGGCCTGTCACTGGGGCAGAGCGTGCGCAGCGCTTCGATGCCGGCGACCCAGACGAAGCCACAGGCATCGTCAACACATTCGAATCGCACTTCGCGGTAGGTGGGCGTCAATAGCTCACTACTGCGTGCGCGCGCAAAGCCTCGACAATGCAGGCACTTCATGCGCAACCGGCTCTCGCGTTGTGGGCTGACCGACGATAGTGGGTGGCGCGTCATGCGCGTGACACGCCAGTAACTGTCGCCATGTGTGATGCGATTAACGGTTTCCCATCGCGCTGGTAGCTCTCCAGACCACGCAGATACATTTCACGTGCGAACGCGGCACTGGAATAGGTATGTTGGGCGACCAGACGTGCATGCGTAGCGAGTTCAGGCGCGAGCAGTCGCAGGGCGATCGGTCGATCGGTCACCACACCGTTGGGCGCGCGCTTGAAGGGCGGTTTGCTAAGGTTCGACATAGGGTAGGATCAGACCGGTGTTACACATAAATCGTAGTTTCTTGCGAATTATTCGCATCGTCAAGCCTAAAATTCCTTTTTATACGAAAAAATCGTACTCATGACCGAACTCATTGATGTCAACACCGTCATTGACCGACTGCGTGCGCTGCACGGTGTGTCTAGCGACAGTGCGCTCGCCAAGGTGTTGAATACCCCGACGACCACGGTCAGTAGCTGGCGCACCCGACAACGGGTGCCCTTCGATGAATGTGTCGAGGCGGTACGCCGATTTCATGTGTCGTTCGATTGGCTACTACTGGGCGTTGGATCAGACGGCCAACCGGCCGCATCGAACAACTGTGGGATCGACCGCGACGCCACGGGTCATCGTGTGCAGCGAATGATGCAGTTTTTGATGCATTGGAATGTTCATCGCACGCCGGATGAGATGGCGTGGCTGGAAATGCACCTTGCGCGCACGGTGCCGGAGTACGCGGAATGGCTAAGACCGGCCTGAATTAGGCATAGACGAAATCACTTTGACGCAAACGTAGAGGATCGACGCATGGATGCCGAATGCTTATAGTGACCCGCGTTATCAACGAATCCCTGACAATCGGCGATGACGTCGTCGTGACCGTGCTGGGCATCCGTGAAGGTAATATCCGCCTGGGTATTTCGGCCCCCAGGCATGTATCGGTACATCGAGAAGAAGTCTACGAACGCATTGAGCGTGAGCAGAGGCCGATGCGTGACCAGTCAGATCGTTTCTCAGAACAGCCGTCATCGTCTGCATGGTCGACGCCGTCCCCGTGTGATGTAACTCAGATACCTGTGACATCTCGCGGCCGCGGTCGCCAAACGCCGCCCAAGTAAATTCGCTACACCGACTTGGCGTGGCAAGCGTGTATCGATCAACGGGACACGACAACAGCGACGCGCAGACGAACGCTACCGGTCGTCGTCGCTGTCCGCTGGCTGTCTGTTGTCGCGGTGTTCCAGCTCCAGCTGGGTGATAAAACCCGCATCGCCGAGTAACTGCTCGGCCTTGACGATGATCCAGTCCACCGCATCGATCTCCGGTTTAAAACCGCGCACGGTGACGTGCATTTCGGGATACAGATCCGCGCGACCACGGGCGAGCGTGACATTGAACGTCACCGTGCCGCGTAGTAGCCGCGTGTACTCGCTGCGCGCAGCTCGGAGCGCATTGCTCCTGGTGGCGTAGATCGTGCGCAGCGTCTTGACGCCCTTGCCGTCGTCGACACCCACCAGCACGTCCCGCGTCTTGCTGCTGCGCGTGTCGTCGTACAGCGCACGGATGCCGCTGTACGCGTTGCGGTCGGCGACGTGGTAGCGGTGCCGGTCGCCCTGCGCACGCGTTAGCGTGACGGTGGGCAGCGGCTGGCCGGTGGCGGTGGTGCCCTGACCGATGGGGCAGAAGATCAACGCGCCAGCCTTGATGGTAGCGACGGCGTCGTAGCGCTTGCCGAGCCGTGTGAGGAAGTTGATGTCGCTCTCGTTGGTCTGATCGATATGGTCGATCGCCATGGTTGCCAGATTCGGGTGACAACGCGCGGTGAGCTTGTTGCGGCCAGCGAGCTGATTAACGATCGCGCCGACGGTAGTGTCGCTGTAGCTCTGCTCGCGCTGCTGACGTAGATCGCTGCGCAAGTTGGCGCTACGCCCGCGCATCACGATCACGTCGGGGGCGCCGGCATGCTCCAGCTCATCGATGACAAAGCTGCCATTGTCGGTGAGGCCGCTGTCATCCCAGCCCAGCCACACACGCAACGTGGCGGTGGTGGGCGGCAACGCCAGCTGGCCGTCATGATCACTGAGCGTGATGTCGAGCTGGTCGGCAGTGTCCTGCCGGCAACTGGTGACGGCCAGCCCGACGAGGCGCGGCATCAGGGTCGCGGTGAGGTCGCGGCCGTCGAGCGTGACCTTCCAGCGCGGCTGTGGGTTGCTGCTCGTCATGCGAGGTGGCTCGCACCGCTGCCATTGCCGTCGATGGTCGCCATGGTGGCGCCATTGCCCGGTGGTGCGCTGGACACCAACGCATCGTCGCTGCGCTTGAGGCCGATGCTGAAGTCGGTACGCCGCGCGATGCCGTCCTGCGTGAACGCACTGCCACCCTCGGACAGGGTTTCGATTACCCACGCGCCGAACACGCGGCCAGCGCCATCGATCATGGCGTAGGCGTCACCGGCATCGCCCATGCGGCGCAGGGTATCCAGGCTTTCCAGCTTGCCGGCAACCTCCGGCGCCAGCACACCGGACAACGTGATGGCATCGTCGCCTGGGCCGACGAACTGCCGCGCCGGGCGCGCACCGACACGACTGTTGGCCGCATGTCGCCACGCGGTGGAGCGCTGCAGTTCGCTGTACGCGAGATCCGACAGCTGGAACACGAACTGGCCAAGGCACATCAGCATGGGTTACTCCGTGTCGCCGAGGCGGCTGCGGCTGGCGGCGGCTTTGGCCCGTTCGCGCCGATCCAATTCCGCCGAGGCGGCTCGGGCCGCGGCATCCTCATGTCCCGGCATCGCCTGCACCGTGACGCTGTACTGGTTGTGGTTCGTCACCGAGCCACCGCCGCCGGCACGCAGTGGCGGTCGGTTGTCCAGGGTGAAGCGCGCCGGTGGTTTTACATCGTCATCCGCACCGGTGTTCCAGTGCAGCCCAGCGGCTACCGCCGCCTCGTCGTGGACGCCCAGCGTGGCCTTGAGCGCGCGCCACTTCGCCATGAAGCCGTCGATGGTGTCGGCGATCCATTGGAACGCGCTGACGAAGGGCGCCTTGATCGCCTCACTGACAGTCGACCAGGTGCTGCCCAGCCAGTCGATCAACTGACCCCCATGGACGACGATCCAGCCGGCGGCGGTGCCGATGGCGGTACCGACGGCAGTGAAGCCCTTGGCCAGCCACGTGACTAGCGTGATGATGCTCATGAGCACGTCACCCAGCACGCGGCCGAAGCTCACGCCGTTGGCGGTGGCGCCGGCCAGTTGCTCCTGGGTGGCCTCGAAGGGCGTGAACAGCCGAGTGATCCAGCGCCACACCGCGCCCATGGCGATCGCGAGCGCCTCCCATACCGGCTTCAGTGGTGCGAGCGCTTGGCCTAGTGCGGTCAGGGCAGGGCCGGCGACGTCGCGGATGCCCTGGCCGAGGCCGATGAAAAACGCTTTGATCGGCCCCCAGTATTTCCAGACGAGGAACAGCAGCGCGGTCACCGCCGCGACCAGCGCGAGCACGGGCAAACTGATGCCGGTAATGGCCAGCATCGCGGCACGTGCGCCGATGCCAACACGGCCGAGCAAGCCGACGCCAGCGGCTTCACCGCCGGCACCCCGACGTGCCAGCCCACCCAGCCCGGCGCGACCGATGGCAAAGCGCAGCAGCGCGAACTGACCGATCAGTCCACCCAGCGCGATCATGACGCCGCCGGCAGCGACCATCAGAATGCCGAAACCGGCAGCGACTAGGGCGAGGCCCTTGGCGATCGCCGGATGACGCTGCGCTGCACCGGTGAGGGCTTTCAGCAGGGTGACGAGTTTCTGCAGCGCGCCCACGTAGAGCGGCAGCAGCGTGGTGCCCAGCTCTTTGTAGAGGTTGGCCTTCTGCGCGAGCAGTTCGGCTTCCTGGCCTTGCGCGGTGCCTGCAGCACGCTGGTACGTCGCATCTGTGCCCTCAAAATCAGCCGACGCCGCGAGTTGTTTCTGGATGTTGCCGCGCTGCATGTACAGGCCGGCGAACAGGTCGCCGCCCTTGCGCGCACTGAACAGGCTGTTGAGCTTGCTGACGATCTGGTTCTCGGTCAGCCTGCCCTTGGGATCGATGCGCGGAATGACCTCCTTCATCAGGTACTCGAAGGGGTTGGTCTCGTACAGCGCCTGGTTCTTCAGTGCGCCGGGTAGCATCTTGGTGATGTGGCCGTTCTTGCCGTACTTCACGGCACCTTTGTTCAACAGGCCCAGCTGGCTGAGCGCCTCGGCGGTCTGTTGCGTGCTTCGGCCAACCGCCCAGTTCTGATACGCGCTGGCAAAGCCGGTACCGGAACGCATGCCGCCCATTTCCTGAATTGTGTGCATGGCACCGAAGAACAGCGACTTCTCATCCATCTGTTTAGTGGCCACGCCACCGACCTTCATCGCCTCCAGGTAGTCGCTGGGCTTCACCAGGCCGCCGCTGCCGACATAGGCCTTGGTCATCATGTCGAGCAGATGGTTGAACGCTTCCGGTGTGGTGGTCGCGTTGCGCAGCTCGCCGGTCTGGATCGCCGCGATCAGCTCGCCGATGGTTTCACTGCCATGGCCGGAGCCTTCGCCCTTGGACGCCATCAGCGCCTCGAAGGTGAGCTTGGTCTTGAGCAGCGACGGCGCGACCGCGATCGCTTCGTGCATGTCGCGGAAGATGCTGTTGGCGTCCTTGAGGATCTCCAGCTTCTCGGTCTGCGAGCTACCGATGGTCGCGTCGTTGGTCGCGAAGTGCTGCGCGCGCGACACGTCGGCGGCGCTGGTGCCCTGCGCACGCAACTGCTCGGTGATGATCTGGTAGTGCTTGGCCTCGTCGATGGCCGGCGCGACCTGGCCCATGACGCGACGGCCGCCCTCGAGGGTGGCATAGCCGGCGATGGACAAGTGCGCACCGAGCGCTTCGCTCTTGCGCAGCTGGTCGTGCAGCGTGGCCAGCTTTTGCGCCTGCACACCTTGCGCGCGCAAGGCCGCGGTCTGCTGCGTGATTGCGGTGGTGGCGCTGGCGGACTTCGCGCGCAGCGCGGCCTCGGCGGTGCCGAGCTGGTGGGTGTTTACGTCAGCAGCGCGCAACGCCGCGCGAAGGCCCTGCAGTTTGGCCTGCTGCGCGGTGTGTTCGGCCTTGAGCTTGGCGCCTTCGCGCGTGAGTTTATTGAACTCGGCCGAGAGCTTGGCCGACGGGTTGGCGGTGGCCTTTAGTTCTGCTGCCGCTGCACGTGTGCGCGTCTGCAGATCGGCCATACGCTTGGCCGTCTCGACGGTGCCTTGTTTAAGCTGACGGAACGCGCCGACCTGTTTCTGCGTCTGGTCGAGTTGGCGCAGCGCGTCGCGGGTTTTCTTGAGTTGGGCCGCGGCGCCGGTCGCGGAGCCCTGCACTTTTTTGAGCGGCGCGCTCGCCTTGTCCAGCGTCTGCAGCAGCACCTGTAGTTTGAGATCCACGCGCTACTCCATTCCACACCGTTCGCGGGCGCGCTCGCGCCACTGCATCAATTCCAGCAAGGTGAGGTCGACCATCGCGGCGGGTGACCAGTGGAACACCACCGCGATGTCGGCCATGGCGTCCTCTACGCAGCGAGGGAAGCCTTGACGTCCTTCGGTAACAAAAAATGGAGAATCTCGGTGCCGATCGCCATCAGATCGGGCGCTTCGAGTTTGTTGATGTCCTCAGTGGTGAGGAACGGATCGCTGATGCGTGGCAGTACCTTGGCGATGGCGCTGACTTCCATCTGGGCCAGATCGGCCAGGCTCACACCGCGCAGCTCGCCGGCCTTGGGACGGCGCAGTGTGATGCCGGTGATGGTCTGCTCGCCGCGCGTGATCGGCGTGTCGAGCGTGACAGTGGCCGTGGCGTTGTTCGGCTGTGCGGGAATGTCGGTGTTCTTCGTCATGGATCGCTCCGTCGTGATCGGATGGTGAGGGATGAGGGTTACAGGCCGAGCGCGCGGCGCTGCTGGGCGAGGCGATCGACGCCGCCGACGTTGAAGATGAAGTTGAGGCGGTCGATCTCGATCTCGACGACGCCGTTGATCGTCAGCTTGTAGTACGCGCAGCTGATGCTGTACTTATGCGCGGTGTCCTCGCCGGGCTTGGCGTTGCCCATGTCGATCTCTTTCGGGCGGCCGCGCACCACCACTTCGACGGCATCGACGTCGCCGGTGTCGTCTCGCTGGTAGGCGCCGGCAAAGCGCGTCATGTAGGCGGTGGCGCTGGTGGCACCGAACTGCCGGATCGCCTCGCGGACGATGCCGCCGGCGGTGTATTCCAACGTGAGCAGTTCGCCGCCCAGATCGACTTCAACACCGCCGTCCATGCCGCCGCTGCGGATCTCTTCCATCTTGCGGCTGAGCTTGGGCAGGGTGATCTCGGGCACCTTGCCGGCGTAGTTGACGCCGTCGTTGAACACGTTGAAGTTTTTGAGCTTGCTGGGCAGTGCCATGGCGGAGTTCCTCTAAAGGTGCAGTGAAGCGCGACCGCCGTAGCGGCCGCACTTAAGTCAGGCGTTGATCGCTGCGGCGAAATCAGCCAGGTACGCCGTGGTGATGTGCTGGCGTAGCAGCAGATCCTCCAGCGGCGGCACCGGCGAGTAGTCGTAGTCGACGATGGCTTTGCCGCCCGCGAGGGTGCTCTGGTCGTTGGCGCTGGCGTCGTACCAGGCGCTGCCGCCGAGGATGTAGCCACCCGTCTTGAGGTCACGGAATTTGGCGTTGATGCCGTCCATGATGTCTTTCACCAGGCTCGGGTACATCGACTTGTCCGAGGCCCACAGGAAGCCGTCGGCGATCGTGTCGCCCAACACCTGCGCGGTACGTGTGGCGGATTCGAAGACGAAGTCCGGATCATCCGAGCAGGTGCGGTTGCCCCAGAAGCGGAAGCCCTGCGTGTTGATCAGCGTGGTGATGCCGGCGGCATTGAGTACGCCCGCATCGGTCGCCGAATCCTGCAGATCCCAGTGCACGTCACGACTGATGCCGGTGACACCGTTGACGGCGACGTTGCTGATGGTTTTCTGCCAGCCCTGGTCCTGGTCGATCTGCGCACGCAAGCCGAGCGCGTAGGCGACGGCTGGCACTTCGACGTCGGCATTGGCGACGGTATCGAAGGCCATGACGTTGGGCCAGATCACCATCACTTCGCGCTGGCTGAAGGTGGCGCGGTAAGCGATGGCCTCGGTGACGCTGGTGGCGCCGTGGGCGTGCACGTAGGCCATGCCGCGCAGTTTCTTTGCCACGATGGCCAGCGCGACACTCACGGCCGGCGTGTCCAGACCAGGTGCACCGATGATGCGCGGCTTGATGCCGAGACGACCCTGCGCACCGAGCAGCGCCTGCATGCCGGTGAGCCGGCCGTTGGCGTCGGTCGTGCCGATCACGTTGCTGCTGGTGGCGGCTTCGTCGACGCCCTTGGCCACGCGCACGACGATCACGATCGGCTTGGTCTGCGCGTTGATGGCTTGCAGATCCGGCAGCAAGGTGCCCATGGCGGCTGACCCGGCCTTGCCGATGGCCGCCTGCACGTCGGTGACCAGCACGGCGGTGTTCAACGGGAACGCGGCGACATCGGCATCCTCGCCGGTGGCGACCAGGCCGATAACGGCAGTGGAGGGGACCGTCAGGGTGCGCGCACCGCTGGTGGCTTCGACAACGCGGACGCCGTGGTGGTAATCGTTGGGCATGGTGAATCCTCGGGTGATGCCGTTAGGGCACGGCGCTGAGTTGCAGGGGGACGGTGATCGCGGCGGGCTGGGCGACGGGTGTGTCGGTGCGCACGCCTTCGAGCGTCACCACCACCTGGCCGGGCTGGTCGCCCAGAGCCATCGACACGCGCGACAACTGGACGCGCGGTTCCCAGCGCATCAACGCGGTGGCGACGGCGGCGACCAGGCGGATTTTTGTGGCGGTGTTGAATGGCTGGTCGATCAGGCGCGGCAGCAGCGAGCCGTAATCACGGCGCATGACGCGCGAACCGACCGGCGTGCCGAGAATGTCGCCGATCGACTGCTGCAGGTGCGCGAGCCCGTCGAGCGGCTTGCCGGTGGTGCGATCCATGCCGCGCATTACAGCGGCGCTCCGGTAACAGGACCTTCGATGGGGTGAGCGTGGCCCTTGACGCTCTTGCCGCCGCCGGTGACGTCGATGGTCGCCGTGAGCTTCGTATCGACGGTGACATCGCTGGCGACGTGCAGCGTGGCACCGAGGTCGGTGTCGTCGGTGACCGAGAGCTTGCCGACGATCCGGGTATCGCCAGCGAGAGTGATGCCGCCGGAGGCGGTGACATGCGACTTGCCGCCCTCGGGCAGCGTCGCGGTGAGCTGATGCGACTCGGGGTCATAGCGAAAGACGGCGCCATCGCGGAACGTGGTGACCTTGGCCGTGGCGCTGCCGGCCGGGCGCGGTACCGCGTTGGAGTAGATCGCCGGATGCACGACACCGCGCGCGGTATCCCCGCCGGGACAGAACACCATCACCTGCTCGCCGATGCTCGGGTCCCAGCCCGTGCTGGCGTCACCGGCACGTTCCACAAACCACGGCATCGGCCGCGTCAGCAGCGCACCGGTCCTTACCGTGCACAAGCCTGCGTCATGATCGACGGAGGCGATCGTGCCGAAGCGCAGCAGGTTCTGCAGCAGACGCAAGATTTCGACGAGCTGATCCATGCCGGCATGGTGCTAATGCCATGCGCGCGAGGGCTAGGCGCGGCCGATGTACCAGTGGGCTGGTACATCGATAAACGGCGTGTCGTGTAAAAGCGGCTCCGCGCTCTCGTTGAATTTCTGCTTAGACGGAGCCCTCAACGCTGCAGGTCAGCGTGATGGTCGTCGTCGATAAAACCTGTCCCGTTGAAGCATTGCGGAACTGTATGGTGAGTGCGCCGCTCTGGTCTTTGGAGCCGCCTTGGAATCCGACGGTCTGCCCGAAGCCCGCCTGCTGCGCCGCGCTGCAGGACAGCCAGTTCGATGCACTGCCAAAGCTCCCGCTGGTGGTTCCTGACGACTGGTTTAGCGTCCACGACCCACTGAACGCGACTTGCACCGCCGAGACGGCCAGCCCGAAGGTGTTCCATGTGCCGGACGCGTTGACCGTGTTTCCCGCCGGTATCGTGCCCGAGGCGGCGGCGTGTGCACGGTAACCCGTGACGTTATACGTGCCGTTCGTCGCGACGTTGAAGTAAATGTTGGCTTGCGCCGTTTGCCGATTACCCGCCACGTCGCCCGCGTTATATTGCTTGCCGTTGATGGGCAGGCTATAGACGGCCGTGCCCCTGGTCGTCCATCGCGGGCCGTTGTCGACGCCGGCACTGTTGCGGTAACCGAAATTCGGTCCTGGTGTTCCGTAGGGTGCGGCGGCGTATTTCAAACCCACCCCGTTCGAGAGGCGAAAGTTCTCGGCTTGCGGCCCGTCGCCGACGATGTCGGTATCAAAAAGGTTGTCGGCATCGACAGCGGCGCCATTGCGATAGCCCGACATCAGCCGACTGCCGTTTCCGATACCGGAGCCGGCATGAGTGACGCCGCGGCAGCAGCGGCGTGCGCCGCCATGACGGCCGCGCGCTCGTTGTAGAGCGCGTCATATGCCGCCTTGATGACTAGCGCTAAGCCAGCCGTCGATACCTTCGACAAATCGGCACCGGTCACGGGGTCGGTGCCGACACCAAAGCACCGCGGTGCAATGTCAGCAATGGTGACCTGCAATACGTCGTAGTCGCCGTTCAACGGCTGATACGCGTTGTTGACGAACAGGCTTTCGCGAGCTTGAAAGGAGACCACGCCGCTGCCGGTCGACGGATCGTAAAGGAGGTGGGTTTGCTCGGCGATCATCTCGGCCGTGATGCCGTCGGCGATGGTACGAATGCGTGCGTTGGGTGCCATGGGTAAAAGTACCTTTTGGGTTTATGCGTTGAGTGCGTCGACGCGTGCGGAAAGCTCTTTGATGGCTTGAATCAAGACGGGCGTGATCTGCGCGTAATCCACGGTCTTGCGACCGGCACCGTCTTCGCTGACGGCCTCGGGGATCAGGGGTTCCAGTTGTTCGGCAATCACGCCCAGACGGCGACGGCCATCGGGGTTGTAGGTCTTTTTGTAGACGTAACTCGCCGTCTCGATGGCGCACACGGTGGCAAGCCCGGCGCGGACGCGCTTGAACTTCGTTTTCAGCGCCTTGGAGGAGCCCACCTGAAATCCGCCGGTGGCGTAACAGGTGCCTTGCAGCGCCGGGTTGGCGACGCCTTCATGGATGATGCGATAGGCGACGGCACCATACGACCAGCCGCCGATCTTCATCACGTTGTCCGTGTCCAGACCGAAGTGGACGCCGCATTGACCTTCGCGAATGAAGGACATCGTTGCCGACGCGCTGTTGTTGGTGGCGTTGCCGATTTGCAGGGAGGTATTGCGGTCGTTGCCACTGCTGCTGACGGATGCGATGTTCGGTGGCGCGCCGGACGAGAAAATAGTTCCGGCCGTGCTGTTGCTGTTGCCGCGTAGGATCGCCGTCTGGTTCACCCAGCTTTCCAACGCGACGTTGCCCATATCGGTCGCATCGATAGTGACCTTGACCTTCGAACCACTCCATCCGATTTTCACCGCGTTATTCAGCTGACCTGTGCCGGTGCCCTGCTGCACCGGTGTGAAGCCGAGTAAGTTCTGCTTGGCCGCCAGCGCTTTGGTCATCGTCGCCGCGAAATTCGGATCATCGCCCATCGCATCGGCGAGTTCCTTTAGCGTATCGAGTGCGCCGGGTGAGCCGTTGATGAGCGCGTTCACGGCTGCGGTGATCTGTGTGGTCACCGCCGTCTGCAGCGGCCGTGCATCGAGCGCGGTCTGCAAGCCGTTGATGTCGGCGATCGGATGCGAGTGGGCGAGGGCAGCAGCGCCGATGTTGGCCAGTACTTGCGCCGGCGTTTTTTCCGCGAGCGCTCCGGTGCCGTTGCCGACCAGGTAATTGCCAGCGGTGAAACTGCCGGCGCCGGTACCGCCGCGCGCCACCACCAGGGTACCGCTGGTGATGTCGGTCGCTGAGTGTTGGTGCGATGACGGTGCGAAGGTGAGCGGCACGTTGCCGAGATTTCGGTAGTCGAGGTAGTACGCACCGTGTTGGCCGTCGAGCAGATCCGCGTCCAGTCCGTTGTTTGCACCGGTGTCGTACGAGGCCGCGCCACGGATGCCCAGCGCGGTGACGAACGCCAGTGCACTGACCTTGTTGAGTAGCGTCTTGACGAAGGCGCTCGGTGCGCCGACGCCAAGGCGCTCGTTGAGTGCGACCAGCAAGCTCTTGGGCGTGATGGCGAGCTGAGGGTCGGTGCCGGTGAGGGTTTCGGCATCGGTGGCGAATCGCACCACGCCGGTGACATCGGTGGTGGCCAGACTCATCTGAAAGTTGGTGTCGCCGAACGTGAGGCTGTTGGCATCAATGTCGGCGAACTGCACGTCGCCGGCGAGCAACATGGTGGCCTGACTGCTCTTTTGCAGCAGGTCGGTGGGTTGGCTGTACACCGCGAACAGCGTGCCGTCGGCAAGGTACAGGCCGACACCGCGGACGCTGTAGGTGTCGGTACTGTCATCACGGATGGTGACGTGCAACGTGTCGGTAGCGACCGCACCGCCGCTGATCGTGCTGATGCGCTTGCTCTCACCCGGGATGACCTTCGTCGTGGGCGACGGGGTGAAGGGGGTGGCCGTGATACCGACGCTGACGATGGTGGTGGGCGCCGTGCCGTCGTGCGCGGCATTGCTCAGTGCGGCGCGACCAGCGGCCGTGACGATGAGTTTGAGTGCGGTCATGGGGTGGCAGCCTCGGCGTATAGGTTCAGGCGGGCATAGATGCAGGGACGGATGAACGCGGCGACGCGGAGGCGTCCGGTAAGCGTGGCCGTCTGCGTGAAGGTGAAATGGCTGCGCGTGGGCTTCGTGCGATTGACCTCGGCGATGACGTCGTCGACGAACGCGGCGCTGGCCGGCTCGCCGTCGATACCGGAGACGGTGAGCTGCATGTCGAAGGTGTACGGGATGCCGGGTGGGTCCATCTGCCACCACTCGGTGAGCACCACCGAACCGCCGAAACTGGCGATGACGTCGAAGACGCTTTGCGCGGTGCCCTTGCGTCGGGCGATGTCGATGGCACTGGCGACGCGGGCGCGTTTGACGGCCAGTGGCCAGTAGCTCTTCCACGCGCTGATGCCGAGCGCCCACGCCAGCCATGCGAGCTTGTCTTCCGGACAGGTGTGCGGATTCCATAACTCGGCGATGGGCACCGGAATGTCCGCTAGGCGTGCGGTGGCGGCCTCGATGGCGCGCTCACTGGCCGTGGCATTGGGTGGCAAAAGGCTATTCATCGATTCCGCCATACGCGAGCGCGATCGATGTGCAGTGGGCGGCCTGTGTGCCGCTAATGACGATGTTGGCGCTCGGTGACGTCAGATCCGTGCGCTGGATGCCAGGCACGCGCAATGCACCGTAGATGCCATCGAGCGTGATGTCGCGATCGAGCTTTTTAGAGTTCGCCAGATAGGCCGCGAGGTTTTTATCGGAGGCAGCCAGCACCAGCTCACTATCCGGACCACCGAAGGTATAGCGCGTACCGACGATGGCGAAGGGGACGATTTGCGCGCTTTGCACCGTGACGTGATCGGTCAGCGGGCGCACGGTTTTTGCACTGAGCGCGCTGGTGACGATAGCGAGTAGATCGTCATCGGCCGTGCCATCGCCAATGCGCGATAGCACGCTGACGACGACCTTGCCCGGTGTGGGGCTGGTGGGCTTGGCGTCGAGCACCAGGCCGGACGCACTGAGTGCGAGGAAGATGTACGCGGCATCCGGGCCGGCGACGGAATAACCGGAGGGCGCGAGCGTGACGCGACGGCGTAACTCGTCGTCGGATTCAAACGTCGGCGCGACGCCCAGCGATGGATCGCCTGGGTCGAGGGTGAGACGGGTCACGCCGTAGAAGGCGGCGAGGTTGTCGAGTGTCCCCTTGACGGCGAAAGCGAGCAAAACGCTCTTGGCCGCATCGTTCACCCGTTGCCTCAGGTTGAATTCGCGGTACGCGGCGACCTGCAGGATCTTGTACGCCGGATCGGATTCCACCAACGCGGTGAACGACGGATCGCGCGCGATCAGGTCGGCCAGCGTCTCGGCGAAGATCTGCTCGTACGCGAGCGTTTCCACTACCTCGGGCGGCGGCAGGCGCGACAAGTCGACGGACGTGGTGACCGTCATGGCAGGCGGGGAGCGGGTGGCGTAGGCATGCCGGCATGGTGCTAACGGCATGCGCGTGCGTGCGAGGCGGTAGCGATGTACCAGTGGGCTGGTACATCGGAAGCGGCCTGCCCAGCGGGACCCCACGCAGGGCACCATGGCCGCCTCATGAAGTGGAGCGGCCGGTGACGCGCGTCAACGCGGCACCGGCCACCCGACACCGCAGCAACACCTGCAGGCCAAGCCAAAGGCTCCACACCCCGTCGACGGAGCCCGGCGAGGCTATCACGCCCGTCAACAGGATCTGAGTGATGCAGGATGTTCGTTGTTCGCGCTGCGCGAAGTTGCTCGCGCGCGCCCGTGTTTTTGATGTCATCGAAATCAAGTGCCCGCGCTGCGGGACGATCAATTCGTTGAGGGCCGTATCGAGTCCCCTGCCAGCGAGCCAGGGAGCACCGAACGGAAACACTCATGACGCACACGACTCTTCCCTACACGATCCATCGCGGCGACGCGCTGCAGGTGTTACGCGGCCTGGCT